CTTGATGTCCACTGTCACTCCATCAATGCGACAATCCTTGTGACCTACAACACCATTAAGAGTTACTTTCTTTTGTTCTTCTTCAACTTTGTGTCCTGCCATCGTGGTTAAAAACAAAAGTAATTCTTCTAGGATATTCCCATAAAGAAACTTAATCTGTGTGGGTCCAGAAGGGTCTACTGATTGTCCATAACCTTTAATATTATACCACAGTTGGCGAGCAGGTCTGCCTACTTGTGACAAGCGAAGGTTGGTCTTTTTTTCCTGATTCCTTTCATCATATACTCTATCCAAGACATGCTGCTTGACTTTCTGAGCGAACTCTTCAGCAGCTTTCTGAACAGCTTTGGTTGGTTTTTTTGTTCGAGGTTTATCAATAAATAACTTATAGATATCATCGATAAGAGTGTATATTTCTTTCATGAGAAACGGGGGCTGACACAGGTAAGGCCAGCCCCCTTACCCAGCTAGTTAGAGGGGAATGGGATTTCGTCGTCGTTGACGAAACCACCGGGTACTACATCCAACTCATCGTCAGCGGCAGGTGTAAATTCCTTACGCTCTATAACTTGGATAGTTTTCATAGTCATATTCTTTCCACCATGCTTACTAGGCCAAGCGTCAAACGCAACATTTACTTGTGAACCATTACCTAACCACCCATTTGAATCAGGATGTAATTCATTTTTATCCGCATCAATAAAACGAGGTGCTTTATTGGGAGTTCCATCTTCTCTTTCTACCTTCGTAGAAAAAGTTACAAAGTCTCCGCGAACATCTGAAGGGTCAGCTCCTTTAGTTCCTGTTCCTTCAGCCTTGTTTTTTACCTTGTGTTCAAGACCGAGAGCTTGCAGCACTTTAACTGCCTTGTCATCAAGATTACCGATATCTATACTCCACTTTAAAGACTCATTTTGGTTGCCCATAAAACGCTCTGGTACAACAGTTTTATTCCAGTATACAGTTCCGTTAATTACAGCCATGTTGTTGGCTCCTTTCATTTCTATTCAGTAAAAACGAATTATGACATACTCGTAAAGCTATGTCAAGAACTTTTTCAAAAACCACGTTCAACACACTCATCATGTATCTGCCGCCACTTCATACCCTTACTATACTGTGCTGCTTCAGAGATATTCAAATCCTCTTGAAGAATCTGATGAATCCCCAGTCGTTTGATTCTCTTTCCCAACTTGGTAAACTTCTTGTTCTCTTCAGCAACCATAGCAAAGTATAGAGTGGTCAGTGTATTCCAGAATAGTTCCCTATCCTCCTCTTCTAGGTCTTGAGATAAATCTTCAATGTAATTTACTACATTAATATAGCATTTGACAGATGTCTTGTCGTATATCTGTACAAACTTATCATAAATTACATCTTCTCCATACTTGTCAGCTAATTCTTTCAATGCTTTAAAGTAGGATTTGTCATGAGGTGCTTGTGCATTCCCATCCTTCTTCAGATAAACACACCAGCTATCAAACTTCCCCTTAGAGAAGTATATCTGGGTGCCATAAGAAGAAGTACAGGAACGTATCTCAATCAATGTGTTTGCGCCCATGTCTCACCTACTTTGAATTCACTGTCAAGTGGACAGTTAAGTTGTAGTATATCTTGGGCCTCCTTTATTGCTTCATTGGTTAGCTTACCAAACTCAGCAGCATCATTCTTACGTACCTCAAACTGGTACTCATCGTGAATAGATGCAACGAGCTTGGCATCCACACCACAGCGATATATCTTCTTCATAAGACATACCAGCCATACTTTGCAGATAATGGCTCCAGCACCCTGTATAAGCAGGTTCAGAGAGGCGTGTGGGCTTCTTACCATCAACAGCCTACCATCCAGCCCTTTAATCTTTCCCTGCTCACCAGCCTCCTGTACTTGACTTCTGATACGTCGTAGATTAGGAACGTTGTCCAGAAATCTGTCTATCAGTTGCTGTCCTGTCTCTGCATTACCTTGGACTATCTTGCCTATCTTAGATGCACCCGCTCCATAGAGGAAGGCATAGATAAACGTCTTGGCTAGGTCACGAGTAGGCAACCCTGCCATCCTCTGATTGGCGCTATGGATGTCACCTTCAATCACTTCCTTAGTGAAGTCAGGGTCATTGATATAGTGAGCCAATGCTCTTAGCTCCAGACCACTGGCATCTGTCCCTACCAAACAGTGGGTCAAGGGATTGCTGACAGTCCAACAAGTTCGACACTCTGTTCCATACGGAGAATAACTGGCAGGAATCTGCGCCATGTTTGGAGAACTGTGCGCCATACGGGACGTAATGGTTTTCAAAGTCATCACTGTACCGTGAACGCGCCCATCCACACAGGCTTCCAGCCATGAGCGTATCTGAGATACTCTCTTCTGCAACAACAGGTAGTGACTAATCTGCTTGGCTTCCGGTAAATCTATCCCAGATAGAATCTTCTCATCTACAATAATGTTTCCCTTCTCCGTTCTTTGTGTGGGTTTCCATCCCAACTCCATCAAACGTGATGCAATCTGCTGGCGAGAAGATGGATTAAAGATTTCTACTTTATCTTTTAATCTCTTTCCTGTCTTCTCCGATACCCTTTCATGCACAATAGGTTCAAAGATTCCTTGTAGATTATTCTCTATGTGGTCAGCTTCATCTTCCAGCCTGCCCATCAGAGCAGTGGTATAAGGAACATCCAAAGCAAAGCCTGTCTCTTCCTGCTGGTCAAGGATAGCTCGTATATTATGCTCCAAGCGAACAGACTTAGGTGAGAAGCCTTGACCTTCCTGCGATAGTTCCTGCATCAGCTTTCGCGTAATCTTTACGTCCTGATTACAGTAACGAACCATCTCTCCACTGAACTCATGGAACTCAGTATGGTTTCCTTTAGGCATTCCCAATCGTTCACCCCATGCGGCAAGCGAATGTCCGTTAGGTCGAATGGGGTTGTACAACTGAGATAGGATAAGAGTATCGACAACATCGGATACTTTTATCTTTGTGCCTACCAACTTGTTCAGTACAGGAGCATCAAAAGATACACCGTTATGCATAATAAACTGGTCAACTGACCGCGCCCACGGGGGGAAGAGATACAAGCATTCATCCTGTTTGAAGCTCATCGTCTGCCCGTTGTTGAAATCCTGCGCTACTATGCAGTGTACCTTCGATGCCTCTGGAAGAAGACCGTTGGTTTCTACATCAATTACCCACGGCATCTTCAGTATCCTCCGCTTCAAATGGATTGGAAACTTCACCAAGCCGCCCTGTTTTACTATTGTAGAATAGATAAGTTGCGATACCTGTTTCACCTGTGTACCTATTTTTCAGTATACGTACCGTAGTTGTGTTGGCATCAACAGGGTCAGTTGCCTGCTGATTTCTTTCCAGTGCGATTACGGCATCGGACAGGTGAGCAATGCTCTGGGACCCACGAAGATGGCTCAAGGATACTTCCCTGCCTTCCTCATGTCCTCTGTCAGCTGTGGTACGACGCAGGTGTGAGACAAGTAACAGTCCTATCTGTGTTTCTTCTACAAGAGAACGCATCTTGGTCATAAGGATATCAATACTTCTTCTCTCGTCTGTGTCTTCTTGTCCTGAAACAAGGATTGATAAATGGTCTATCACAATCCACTTACACTCTAAAGCTTTCGCCATGTAGCGCATGCGATTGAGTATCTCATTGTTAGACGCAGAACCAAAGTGGTCAAAGGCAAAGAACCTTCCTGTTCCTATAGTTTTCTTTTCCCATTCACGCAGCTGGTCACGAGAGAACTCATCTCTTATTTCCTTGATGTACAATCTTTCATTCGCTTCTACCGACATGATGTTGAAGGCAGTATTTTTCACACTTTCTTCTAAAGCTAACACGCCGATGTTGTCTTCCGAATTAGTCATGATATGATGCATAAGTTCCCGAATGATAGAACTCTTTCCCATACCAGCACCACTGGTGAATGTAACCAACTCTCCGGTCCTCAACCCATAAAGCTTTTCGTTCAGCCCTAGCCAAGGAAAGTGAACAGTCTCACAGTAGTTCTCGTCATAAAGAGCGTCACCTAAACTGTTAAGATTGATAATCCCGGCGGGGGTGTAAGGCACTGCTGCCCACCACAATCGTATAAATTCCTCACGCTTGCCTGCTACCAGATACTCATTGGCATCCTTGAAATCCTTGAGATTTACGATACGGCATTTGTGAGGTTCAAACAACTCTGCTACCTTAGTGGTAGCCTGCTTGCCTGCCTTGTCATTATCAAAACAAAGGATGACAGACTCAAAGGAATCCAGATATTCCAGATTATCTTTGCAATCTCTCAACGCTGACGCAGCAGACTTGACGGATACGCACGGCCATTTCGAGCCGAACATCTGAAAGACAGACAAAGCATCCAACTCACCCTCGCATAAGGTTATATACTTACCTTTAGGAGAGAAGATATTCTGACCAAACAAAGTACTCTTAGTTAGATTTCCTTCTACCCTAAAGTCTTTGTTAGCTGTTATTCTTATCTTGTTAGAGATATGGTTTCCTTCTGAATTATAATAAGGATAAATATGTTTAGAGATAAAGGTATTCTCTTTTTCTACCTTTACTCCATAAGCTTTACATGTAGCTTCTTTTAATCCTCTATCTCTTATATCAGAATAAAAACCCTGAGAGAAACTATTAGTTATTACCCCTTTGATGGGGGATTTAGTTTGTACTGCTTCCATATAACTTCCTTCTGGTTCAGTAAATGTTTCACAAACAAAACAATATTGATGACCATCTGACCACACCGAGTTCCCATCAGAGGAATCACAGTGAGGACATGGTACATGCTTAACAAATGTTGATTCAGTCTTGTTCACTCATATCACTCCATTAAAAGTAAAACTAAGCATGTGTAAGAAATAAACCACTATGAAACCTACTAGTGTCCACCATACTACACGTTGTAGCTCATCGATGATTCGTTCTTTGTATGATGTATATGTCTTTCGCTGATAACTTGTCCAAAGCATAGACTAAACCTCCTCTCATGTCAAGTTCTTTCTCTGCGTCTGTTCTTTTACCAAAGGTTTCAACCACGTAGGGTTTTCTTCCTTTCCGTTTGCAGACTAATTTCCACGCTGTTGTCCTATCAGTCATCTTCCCACTCCTCCCTCAGTATTTCCTTGACAAATCCTTCTTTATCTGCCATAATTTCATCTGTTTCATTACGAGCTAGTCTCTTTGCTTCTTTGGAACTATAACCTTCCCGCTGATACTCACGTACCAAAGCACGAAACCAAGTCTTTCTATCTCGTTCCCATAGATTTTTTGTACTCATTGTCTTTCTCTTTATGCTGGGTATTTAGAATTGATAAACAACTCGTCTATCAAGTTTGTACGTACTCGTATTAATTCTTTTTCTATTTGAACTAATACATCTAGTTGTTCCACTGGTGGAAGAATCTTGAAGTCTTCCTCAAGCTTAACATAAACATGTGTCCAGCCTTCGCCAGCTACTGTTTCTGTTTCTTGTCCCATCGTGATATATTTATCACGTATTAAGCTGTCTTTCTTCATGGTGCTACCTTTCTCCATAGCGTTTTGTTTTCTCCATCTCTACCCCATCTGTCAGAAATCCAATCTCCTGCTCTAAGGTAGTGGTTCATCTCTCTAATGTAAGCCTTTGCATCCAAGTGTTTTCTAGTGGCTATAAGTTTCTCTTCTGCTGAGGACTTACGACTGCGAGCTATCTTTCCATAGGCCGCTGCCGCACCTTTCTGATACTTAATCCACTCCACTACACGGTCAGGATGCACCGGATGGTCCTTTGGTTTGGTTGGTATCTTGTACTCAATGGTCTTTGGGATACTCCTCTTCTTCTTCATTAGGCGCAAGCCTGTGGACCTTCGTCCTTTCTTCTTCGTAACCAAGGTCGTACATTCCTTTTTGTCCTTGGTCGTTCTCAAAAAGGTCGGGATGGTCAACGGGTCTTTCATCTTCCCTCTCTTCCATTGTGTCCAGAAATGCGGTATGTAACTCGTCGATGTATAAGAGAAGGTCAAAGGAATATTCAGGATTGTATCCTGCTTCCACTACCTGTGCTCTTATGAGGTCGAGACCATCATCCACCGGAAGAATTAGCGCCTTTCTATCCTCAAGAATTTTAGTAAGGTCTATTACTTTGTCACTCATTCAACACTCTCCTCTTCAGATTTTCTAACAGGTCTTCCGCATGAGTCAGGTGGTCCTTCCACATTCCTACTTCAGATTGTGTTGCTTCCAATTTCCAGATAAGATTATCTATCTGTGTTTCAAAGGAAGCAGCTATAGGAATTGCACTGAAGATATCATCTACTATCGCTGCGTATTCCTGTTGGTTGTACTTGCTGATATTTATTTCCTTTATTAGCTCCTTGCATTTATCTATATCTTCTTTCATTCCACCTATTCCTTTTGTATATTCCTTTTGTAGCTGCACATCGGCAATGGTTTCTATCCAGACCTGTGCTCCGCATGGCAATGGTTTGTCAGGTGAATATATTATATCACAAGGTCCATCGATATGCACGTTGTGTGCGTAAGTGTTTGATTTATAAGTCTTAACAGTAATCACAGGGTCTCTGGTCCCATGCTTTCTGTTACGTTTTATGGTATGTTGATTCACATGGATGCGTTTAATCATTCGGCTCTTCCTCATCTGAATCCCACCACTCACTCAGTTCAATCTTTCCATACGTGGGTGAGTGGTGCTCACAAATAACTGTTGCTCCTTCCAACGCTTCCTCAATCAGTTCCTTGATTCGTTTATCAATCACTCCTTTCAACGCTTCCTCAATCAGTTCCTTGATTCGTTTATCAATCATGTTAGTCATTTCTTAGTACCTCTTTACTTTCTCTACGATTGTATCCACCTCATTGTTAGGTGTGTAGCACAGTAAACAATCCTTACACTTCTGTCCAGTACAATTTTGTAATTCCACATGTTCATGTGCAAGAACATTATTGAATGTCCGGTCAAAGTGTCGAGGAGGTTTACTCATAATTGTACCCACCTTCTTATTAGAGTAGATAAGGATAAGATTAGCAGGCTTCTCACGTTGGTCAAAGAATGGTGCAATGATGTCCGTTCTCTTTGTCCAGAGAGCGAAGATGCAGTGCGGATTATGCTCTGCAATCCTGCAATAGTTCTCTATGTGATTGAACTTAGGGTACTTTATCCCATCCACGGTTTCTGTTATCAGCTCACCATGAGCATCAAACCTATAGTATACTTCTAGGATGTTGGGTAACTCATGTTGTTCAAGTACTCGCACAGGAAACAAGTCACTGTTCCTCTGCAATGCAGGTGCGGTATTCTTGCGGAAACCCTTGAGCATATCATAGGAGTAACATACCCCGCAGATATCCACTACCTCACCTGCTTCTTCATTGCGCTTCTTACCACGCACGTAGTTGTCATGACAGAACTTATTGGTAAGTGTGTTCACACTGACAGACTTAAACAATTCCAACTTGCCTGACAAGACAGTCTCATGCACTGTCTGCATGTCTAGTTCTCCTTATATTACACAGAGTAACGCTAGAAAGATAACAAAACCTATGATAATATAGTTAGCATTCATCCTCATCTGGCTCCTCCTGTCCATGTTTCCAGTACATACTTTCTTCCCATTCATGGGTCAAGTCTTCTAGCTTATCAAACATCTCACCATCGTCTGATGTTTCTTCTGCATTAGAAACTAAACTTTCCCACTTTCTTCTGAGCTGACGGACCTCTTGATATGTCAGGTCCATATCCTCAATGAGGACAGCAGCAGCCTCGTGTAACGCATCATCTTTCTGAGGCGTCCACAGGTTGATGCCCTCCACCATTTCTCTTTCTCTTTTAGTAGACATCTTATTCACCTACCTTTTCAGAATATATTTCTTCTTTAGGAACTTCAAAGTCATATGCATACTTTGTTGAGCTTTTCATTATAGCTCTTTCAACTCCTTTCTCGCTTGTGTACACTTGTAGCGTAGCAAAACCAAGATTGATTTCATTATATACTAACCCATTCATCTTCACCACTCCTTATGCAGCGAGTGCCAACGATGCCCACTCAGTTGAGTTCAGCATCTTACGTACCTGTTCTTCACGGGTAACACACACGTTCTGTGGTTTGCTGCCCTTACGAGCATTCTCAGATGCGTGTGAAGACCAGTGAGTGGCTGCATTATATGCCGTCCACATACTACCCTCGTTTCTCGTTGCATACTTCTCATAGAGAGCACTGCCGTGTATGTGACGGTTCTCCTCATCAAATATCTTCATGAGGTTGGAGAGCATTACCTTGTTAGCTACCTTCTTTCTGCTAACATTATCAGTACGTTGAGCCAATGTTTTAGTGAACAGGTTAATGGCTTGCTCTCTGGTTACAGGGCTACGATACCAAGTTTGCATCATCTCTTTACCTTCTCCACCTATATACGTTGCTGCATTCTTCAGCTTGTGGGTGAAGGCTTGGACATCTAAATTCTTGGTATGCTTCATGTATATGTACACGAGCTTATCCCCTACTACAAGGGTGTTCCAACATGTGCTACGGAAATTTCCCATCATCCCATTCAATGCCCATTTCCCATTATGAGAATCACGTACAATAAGTTGTGGTATTACTGTATCTCCATCGCCAATATCCATAGCCTGTGCAGGAAACTTGGCAGTCAGTTGAATTTGAGCACCATTATCATACACATCTGTTGTAGTAGTTACATCAGTCAGGTCTATGCCAGAGTCCCGAAGACTTTGTTCTATACCTTCTACCATTGGTAAGTACTGATGGTCAGGTCTCTCCTCCGACACGATAGATAGTACTTGTTTGTTATCTGTACGTCGAAGTCCCAACCCTACTTCAGGTGAGACTGCTGAAAGTCCACTACTCCAAGTACCAGTGGACATATACTTATCCGCATCCCATGCGTGAAGTGGGAACTTCTCTACCTTGAAGTTAAGTTTATCATGGTCGAATAGTTGATTATTCATTACCTTGTTCCTTTGCTATTTTTTTGTCAAGTGCTCTAATTCTGGAGACAACATTATTTTTGTCACCAGTGTACGCGCCTACTTCTATGGCGTTGTACATCTTCTTCAACCTATCCCGCTGCTCCTCAAGAGTAGCGAGGTATATCTCAGAAGGGGATTTACGATTGGGTCTAGTGTCTATAGTATTTGAACCCATCCGCTTCCTCCTCCTTCTCTGCTAGATACACTTCTAGGTTGTGTTTATCCATTAACTCAGGCGTGATATCTTCCTGATATCTACCTACCATTTTCTGTTGCTCTTCATGAGCAGCATCAAGCTCATCCAGATATCGGACATGCTCATTCAGGATGTCTAGGATTTCCTCAAGAGGTTTACCCCAGTCATCCATTTCTTTCAGGTCTTCCACCACTTCAGGAGGAATATCTGATTTCTTTTTGTAGTCATACTTCATCTTCAGTTCCTTTCTTGAATTGACTACGATTGTAGGAACCAGTGCCTTTCTTAGTAGGCACCACACGTTTGCCCAATGCCCTTCTGTATTCCCAGTTAGGGTCACGGGTCTTCCTCACCTTGCGGGTGAGAATATCTTTAAGAGATTTATGCATACTGCATCCTACTCCTGTGTGTAAGGAATGTCAACAGCCTACAGATTACTCATCTGATACTCCATACACTTTGTCCTGACAAGTCTGACACATACCAGAGATGGTATATTCCTTTCTCGACAAAGCATCCCTGAAATTTGTATCAGCATCCTTACACCACACACATTCATTGTTGCGTATAGCAGTCGGTCGATGCTTGCCACTGATGTTCGTTAAAACGTCCTCAATGGCTACTGATTTTACAGTAGGTTCAGGCATTAGTGTATGCTCCCTTCGTCCTCATCATCCTTAGCAAAGGAGGCTAGCATTTCGTCAAGTCCTTTAGCCATCTCGCTATCTCCCTCACCGTGAGAGTCTAGGAGTTCTTTGAACTCCTCACCTGTCAAACGTGCGACAGCAGAGTCCATAAGTATATGAGCAGTAGAGAACAGCATACCTCCTAGAACCTTTTTGTGCTTTCGTAATTCAGGAGGAGAGAAAGAATAGATAAGGTCTTCTAGCTTATCCGCTAACTCTCCCACTGTTTTAGCAATTTCAATATGTTTTAGTATATTTTCTCTTGTAGACATCGCTTTTCCTTTCAATAGATGCGACTGTCATCAAACACGTAGGGAACTACCCCACGCTCACTGCCATTGGCGAATATAACTACATCACCCATGACAATCTCGTCAACGGCGCGTCGGTCATGCCAGCGGTGTATGAAGTCAGGCTGACCCCATATTTTTAACGCTGACAGATACTCGCTGCCTGTAAATCCTATGAAGTGGAGAGCCATCTATCCGTTTACTTCCTGCACTATATCTTCCAAGGTGGACAGATAACTCTTCACGACGGCTACTACAACGCCAGCAGGCAGCCCCTCTTCATATGCCAACTCACATTCAGTATTTATATAAAGAAAGAGGTCGTCAGCCCTTTTGTGTTGTTCTTTGGTTAGCTTAGTCATGTGCGTAATGCCTTTCATATTTGTCATAATCAGGGTCATCTTTATTTAGCATGACGAGTCCTTTCCCCAGAGGAGAGTGCCATTGAATGGTGCAGCCACTAGCAGAAAAAGGCCAGCTATCCTCTACGTCCTCTGCTCCACGGTAATGATACCATGTACATGTTTTACCATAAACATCAACTGGGTGTGCGCCACTCTGCACCATAAAAAGAGGCCCATCTTTGCCGCCTATTCCTAAAGACCTAGAAGATACAAGTTGTATCCAATCAGGGAGAGGATAATTTCCTATAAATATACCCACCAAATCACAGGCACCGTCGGTTTGTTGGTTCTCTTGCACCCACTGTTCGCATCCAAGATGAAAATATACCCACGGTGCATGCGTACACCCACAACCATTATCACTGCTCTGCCTT